TTCAGCCTTCAACCGGCCCCGTTCTGGACCGCAAAGCTCAACCTTGCCCGCCAGACGCTGCACACGGCCAAAACGCGCGGGCACCTATCACCAGCCATCGCAGGAGCACTGGCCGAGGAACNAGGAGAGGACCCGAAAGAATGGATCGTTGTTGCCGCGCTTGAGAGCGAGCGCGACAGCGCATGCAAGACGCGCATGCTGAAAAAGCTTCGCGCAAAAGTGTTCAGTTTTGTAAGCGCAGCGGCGCGCGCTTTATCACCCAAGTATTCACGCCGAAGCGGGCGGCCAAGTCATCGACAGAGTGCCCACGCCTGAGCAGCCGGGCGACTTGCTCGCATTGCTGAATCGTCAGGTGCGGAGGCCTTCCGACATACCGCCCACGCTCCCGCGCCGCAGCCTGCCCTGCCAACGTGCGCTCCCGGATCATGTCGCGCTCAAGCTCAGCGACGGCACCGAGCACTTGCAACGTGAACCGGCCATAGGGACTGGACGTGTCAATCGGCTCCGTCAGACTCTTGATATCCGCGCCAACATCACGCACGCGGCCAATGATCGCGAGCAGATCGAACAGCGACCGCGCGATGCGATCCAGCTTCCACACGACGAACTGATCGCCCGCACGCAACGACGCGAGCGCTCGATGAAGCTCCGGACGCGGCCCCACGCCGCTCGACTTGTCCTGATAAACCTTTCGCACCCCGACACGCCGCAGCGCGTCGAGCTGCAATCCCGTGTCTTGCACAAGCGTGCTGACCCTCGCATATCCCACCAACACCATCAGCTCCTGAGAAACTTGCCAAGGGCCCACGCGCACAACAAAAACACTGTCGGCACGAGCGCCCAGATACGCCACACACGCGCACGCCGCTTGCGCTCAATATCGGCTTCGGACATGCGGAATCGAGCACGCTCGACATAGCCCGAGCGCCTGCGCTCTTTTTCGATCCAGTAATCACGCTGATCCATTGCCATGTAAGCGGTTGTATCAGATCGAAGGGCCGCGCCTGCGGCGGTCTGTTTTGCAAGCGCGAGTGAAGGCCCTGCTATGCATGTGGCGCGCTGCGCAGATGACCCGCCAGGATGCTCAAAGGCCATGATGCGCGATGAATGATCGATGACCGCGCCCCGTCACCATGCCCCGAAACCCCGGACGCCTCGCAAGGGGCATCGCAAGCGCGAGAAAGAGGGACCACCACCCCGGTTTTCTTTCGACACCGATAGAGCACCTTGCACCTGATGACCCCGGCCCGTAGTCGCTACAGCAGCAGGAATTACCTCCAAGCTTCTCCGAAGCTCTCCAGTAATCCCCGCAGCCTTCGCTACCGCTGCTGACCAGTGCCGGCGCCGCCAATCCTGCTGGTCGGTTGCTGGCGAAGCGGGTCGCGAGCGCCTGGCCCGTCCAGCACTATGAGCATCGGAGACGATTCCGGCATATCAGGCGCGTTTTGCGAAGTTGTGCGCTCTACCCCTTGCCCGCGCATTTCGACCGCATACGGATTGAACCTGCCCCCTTCCCGGAGCCATGCAGCCGCCTCCTGATCGGTCAAGCCTGCGTCTGTGCCCTGCTGCGTGAAGCACTTCGCGCGCCCGCCAGACTGGACACACCCGGTGATGATCGGCATTGCCGACACCTTGCGCACGTCGTCATACGCCGGAGCCGATTCCGGCCGGAAGCTGACGCGCGGAATCCAATCTACGCGGTCATCCACCACTCGCAGCCCAGGCCCAGGACCAGCAGCTGATCCACCCAAGATAGACGACGCGTCGCGCTTGCCTTCGATGCTCGACGCCACGACGGGCTTCTCATCACCGCCCGCCTTTCCCGCAAGCGTGCGCATCACCATCACGACACCGACAACCGCCGCGAGGATGGCGGCAATGGATAGGTACAGCGCAGGAGGGGTACGACGCACAGGCTTCGTGTGCTCGCTCGCTGACTTGTACAGATCGAACGCCGCCTTGGGCAGCTTGTACTTCATCTTGACCGGGCAGGTCTTCCAGTTCATCGCATCGTTGCACTCGGGCCATTCGTACCAGTGACGCCCGAGCCAGCCCGTATCGCGAATATGCACATGACGCCCAACCAAGCCACGGACGTTCGCATCCAGCAACCGAGGATTCTGCGTCGTCACGTAGATATCGATGCCGCGATGCCGGTGCGTCTCAAGCATCTGCACGGCGTCAGGGACTTTCGCACCCGGCCCGCGTGGACGCCAGATGCGTTGCACTTCGTCAATCACGAGGATGGCACCATCCGGCACCTCTTCGTGCCACTTCGTTGCGTCCACCGGTTGGTGGTCCAGCTTGAGCCCATTCAAGCCGTCAGCGTAAAGCGGCCGCGATCCATCGAGCTTGCGCAGCAGATCGACCAGGGCAGCGGTCTTTCCAGCACCGGGCATGCCCGTAAAAAGCGTCAGCATCTACTTCACCACTTCCAGTTTTTTCAACGCCATCAAAGCAACGCGCGCAGTGAGAGCCCCAGCCATGATGCTGGCAGCGGTATTCACACCCGCGAGCTGGATGAGGGACAGCGCCTCCCCACCCAGGCCGCCCCAAGCAGCTTTGGCCGCATTAAGAGCACCGGACAGCCCAGCACTCACAGCGGCGTAGCTCACAACGCCAACGCCGATGCTGGTCAGCGCCTTCTTGATGATCGGCCCGCTCAGGCTGACCAGCCATGTCCCAAGTCCACCACCTGCCATCGTCAATCCCCCTGCCGAAAGCCGCCGACGAAGATAAACGCGGCCGACAGCCACGCCATAGAAATGACGACTGGGCGAATGCCAGACATGAAGTCGCAGAAGAGGTCAAACGGGATCGGAATGTCCCGCCCCTGCACGATCAGATGCCGCGCAGGAGGACATGCACCACCCCCGCCCCAACCGCCATCGGGGGAAATGGGGCCACCCCGGTCCCGCTGCTCGAGATCGTCTCCATCAGGCGTATCAAATTCCAGCTTTTGGCAAGCAATGATGTCCGGATTCTTCTCGCACAGGTCGAGCTCGCGTTCGTCAGGCTTAGCAGGTTCTCCCGAGGTAGGCGACCCGATACCCTGGGGCACGGTGGGCTTAGGATCGGCAGTAGTCGTCTGCTCAGGCTGCACATCGACGCGCCACGGGTCGGACTCTGTCGGCGCCGGGTGGATCGTGATCCATGGCTGCTTGTACTGCTGGGGCGACGTGTCGGGTATCGGCGTCGGATTGCCAGCAGGCTCACGCCACGGACCGGGCTTGCCATCTGGCATGGGATTGATCGTCGGGATAAGGATGGGGAGCGGATGCCCGGGAATCTCAGAAGGCAGACCAGAAGGGACAGGCTTCGGAGCCATTTCGTCTTCGATCTGCTGCGGTGTCACGACTTGTGCTGGCGGATTCTGGACACAGCCGGCAGGGGTGACGTACCAGCCGACGGGGCAGGTGGACCCGGCGCGCGTCGGATTCGTAGTCAACGCATACCCGTGTGTCCAAACTTCCCCGTTGCGGCGCAGAGTCGCTTTGCACCCATACCCCGGAGGCGGATCAATAACAAGGTCAGTGAACGACCATCCGGACGAAGAAATGGAGTTGAAGTTCTCATTGAAAAGGGCCAAAGCGCGCTCGCACACCATGCCCCATGTCGGCTGCTCACCAGTACTGCCGTACGGCGTGCTTGCGCTGTATACGAAGCCATCGGACTTCGGTGGGGGCGTCGTGAAACAGGTTCGCACCCACTGCCCCCCTTGCTTCTCAAAGCAGTTCTCAGCAAGCCACTGCGTTGCGAGTACGCCAGCGCCGACCACGCCACCGCCGACGATTGCACGAGCCGCGATGCGCGCTGCGCCGCCTGCGAACTGCAGCGCAACGGGAACCTTGGTCACACCGGTGGTGAATTTGGAGCTGGCCTGCGCGTTGCTGATGGCCTTTGCCATTTGCCCACCTGGGCCACCGCCGCTGGACCAGCCGTCAGGCGGGGCCAAGTTGCTATAGCGCGCACATGCAGGCACGACGACCAGCAGCAACGCGAGAGCTACACCATACGCGCGACGATCCATGCAACCCCCAGAGGCAACACCAGCATGACGACGAATCCGGCTGTCATTCGTGCACCCCCCGGCGCAAGATCATGACGGCGAGCACAGCGAGCCACACGCCCGCCACACCCCAACCGAGCACAAGCCCGTCCTGCCAATCAAGCAGCATGCAGGGTTGCGCGGAATACGGAGAAGCGACCGTCAAAGGCGCGCCTCCATCAATTGGTGCGAGGCTGTATGTGATCTGACCCGCAGCGACTGCGGACGCGTTGACCACATACGCGGCGCCCCCGTGTTGCACCACCGCGCCGACTTGCGACGAAGCAGACGCTGCTGCGGCGGCCTGCGCATCGCCGTAGCAAAAGGCACCGACTTGAAAGGCCATTTACTTGGCCGAGCGCAGGAACTTGATGGCCGCAACCGCGATCACCGCCACCACGAAAGCCGTGGCGACGGTCACGCCATCGGCCTTCATCGTGCTGATCGCCGTGGTGATGTCAGCGGGCACGTCAGCGCGGGCCGCGGCAGCAAGGGAAGCGACACCAGCGACGGCCGATGCCTTCAGAGCGCGCGAAGCGCTCACCACACGGGAAAATTTGTTCATATTGAACTCCAATGAATGCCCCGGTGCGAGGGCGAAAGTGCACCCGGAGGCTCTGCACGCAAAGCGACCGGCTGAACTCTGCTACTCCAAAGACGCCGAGCACGACGCGCAACGAGGGCCACCCCTTCTCTCGTCCTCTTCGCCGCCTACGTAATCCGGATAGCCAATCTCGGCGCAAACTGGGCATCGGACTTGCCCATCCAGCTGTGCATCTATCTCCTCGTCCGTCATCAAGTCCGGAAACGAATGCTGGACCTCCTCGGGCTCAATGAGGCCATCAGACGCAGCCTGTTGAATAGCGTCGGAAAGCTCTTCTTCGGTCAGCAGCTCTGGATACTCCAGCGCGGTCTGCACAGGATCGAAGCCATCACCGCGCAGCTTGCGCGTAGCGTTGTCAGCATCCTGCGCAGCAGCAGCGCGCATGCGCTTCACAGCCTCAACACTGATGTAGGCGACAGCGAACGCAGTAGCGATCACTGCGCCTTGCACCTTCATTTCCGCGAGCGCGGACATGATTGCTTCAACGATCACGGTTCACCTCGCAAGCCGGGCGCCGGTTTTGAACGTTCTCCCCGTGATTACCAACGGGGTGGTTCGAGCGCTCCGCGCCCGCCCCGCCGTCCGTCGCTTCGCTCCGTTCAGCGTCGCGTGCCCGTCGCGCCACTTCCACGGCCTTCGCCCACCGATCAGCACCAAAACGCGCACGCTCACGAGCACGCCGAATGCGCTCCGACCGCTCCGCAAGCTCAGCCAACACACCCATCAGCAGCGCACACGCCATGGCAGCGCCGAAGCCCCACACGCTGCCCACAATGACGCCCGCCCAGTACGTTTCATCAAGACCCGACACGATCACCTCCCGTGTAGTCGTTCGCAGTGCCGAGGCGATCAAGGTCAATGACAGTGACCTCTTCGCCCTGCTCCGCATACTCGATTGCCATTGCCATGGCCTCCTCTTCGTCCTGCGTCACGCCCCCGCCAGCCTCCCTCAA